CGGTTTAAGAGTTCGTACCTTCCGTAATCGTAATCGATCCGACTAATCCTGCGAAATCAGTTACAGAGAACGGATAGTCAGCGTCTACCGTAGCCGAAGCCATAAAGTTAGCTGGTTCTCTTTCTTGAGCCGTTAACGTAAGAGTATATCCGCTAAGGTCACCCATCGATGCCCCGCTTACTATCGTACCTCCAGAAACGTCCGCTCCGTGTTCTAGACCCATCATAAAAACGTTACCGTTATAATCTTCCACCGCTACGTGAGGTCTCCCGTAAGCCAGTAATTTTAACTCTTTATTATCTTCCTTAGAAAGTTTTTTAAGAGTAAGGTTTAAAATCTGCTCGTAGAATACCGTACCGTTTTCTCTCGAAGCCGTTACCGTTTGCTCAAAGCTACTATTACCTTTTAATTCATATTTAAAAGCCGTAAGGTCGTTAGAACTATCTCCCGTAAGGTTAGTAATTTCGTCGTCTGTTTTAGTTACCGTTCCTAGATCTCCAAAGTCTACGAAGTAAATATTTTTTAGACCACCGACTACGTCCTTACATGGTTCCTTACGCCCTCTTGTTAACTCGCATGCCATATCTTTTCTATATTAAAAAAGGGTAGGCAGGCTCCGTGGCTTACCTACCCCTTTAAGTTAAACTATTCTAATTCTTAGTTAGCAGAGTTAGTAATACCGTATGTTACGATATCTTCTACTATCCCGTACTGAACTCCAGCCGTAAATCGCATTACTACGCGAACGTTATCCGAACCGTCTAGATCGCTCATATCTAAAACCTTCACCTCGTTATGATCTGCTAATAAACCAGTCCCGAAGAATAGGTTGCTTTTCTCTGCGGCGATAGCTGTATTATCCGCTAATCCGTTTGCTACGAAGATTTTTACTCCGTCGAAAGTAAGAGATCCGTTATTCCACCATTGAGTACCCATTGCGTTAGTACCCGCTGCGCCTAAGCCCGAGCTACCGAATCCACCTAAAGCACGTACATATGCTCTCGCGATATTCTGCGAAACATATACGTTAAGATCTTCCGCACCGTAAAGAGCCGAAGGAACAGCGTCTACGATTTTACCAAGCTCTGTAATTACGTTAGAAGCAGTTACGGTAGCACCCGCTACTTCTTGACCAGAAGGTAAATCTGCGTCTAAAGCGATTTGAGTAGTTAAACCGTTAAACTGTCCGTTAGTAGAAGTATCTCCCGCCCAAATAGAGTTTTCTGTTCTCTGCGCTACTTTAGCAGCTACGTGAGAAATTAAGAAATCGCTAAAAGAAGGAGGTAAGTCGTGATGCGCCGAATATCCCATCTGAATCGCTTCCCAATCAGAGATAAAGTCTTTCTTACATAACTGTAGGTTGACCTGCTGAAATTCTGGTTGAAGAACTCTTTCGGTAAGGGTAATAGTAGAAGTCGCGTCGAAGTCGCATGAAGCGTCTTTTACGATATCGTTAGTAGATACCTTCTTAATTACCTCTTTAAATTTAACGTTAGGCTTGACCGTAATCCCGCCATTTTCGATAGTAGATCCGCTAAGTAAAGCTGCGCTAATATATTGACCAGCTGACTCACCCGCGTATGTACTCGTAATTGAAGTTGTTGTTGCCATTTTATTTAATTATTAATTTTTGATATTTTACTTAATACTCTATCGTAAGTAGTCGATACTCTTTTTTGAGCAAATAGATTTAAATTACGATCTTCTTCTTTCTCGGGGTTATGTTTAACCTTAGGAATTTCGGAAAGCTCTTCTTTAATTTCTTCCTCTTTAATTTCTTCGCTAAGTTCTTCCTTAGGCTCTTCAGAAACTTCTTCGCTCATTTCTTCCTTACTTTCGATCATAGCCTTAATCTCTTCGATCATAGACTTAACTTCTGCAAGTTCTTCTTTAGTAGCGTATCCCATTTCTTCTTTATCTTCTTCGAGTTCTGTTTCCTCGTTAAGACTTTCCTCGCTAGGCTCTTCTTCCTCTACAGCTTCGCCAATAGAATCGATAATTCCTTCTTCTTTGACCATTAAAACGTTTCCGTCCTCTAGAGTATAATCCCCTACGGGTAATGCTACTTTTTCGTCCTGAGTGACGATAAAGACTTCTTCTCCCGCAGCGAAAGACTCTGCTTCGATAATAGTCCCGTTTTCTAAAGTAGCCGTCGCTAGTTTAACTTCTTCCGTTTCGATAGAAAGAAGCTCTTTTGCTTTTTTAAGTAC